AAATAACTTGCATCTTTTGGTGAATCCTGGGAGATAGTGAGTGCTCCTTCACTCCAAAAGGGCATACAACGCATTACAGAACAAAGATCATTAATTAATCGGTATGCGTCTACCTGTTGCTGAACAACTCCATTAATTGCGAACCTTGGCTCGGTTCCTCCGTTGCCATCATCAACACTTGCCCCGCAATATTGCGAAACAGCATAAAAGTCATATTTAGAAAGTTGACTAGCTGAGATATGAGCGCCACAGCCCCAACGCTCGTTTATAAGTAGCTCATGCAGCAGCCAACTCGGATCCGTACACCATTCGGGGTCTGTTTTGAATGAGCCGTTCCAACTTCCCGAATAACTAATGGCTCCCGTCGTTGAGTTAACTGTTCCATTTGAAGGTATTGGAACCTTTAACCCTCGAACACGATACGAACGAGAAGGCGTCTGTGGGAATTGCTCAGCGTCAAACCGCAAAGCAACATGAGCCGTATTTGCATACGCTCTTCTGTCAAATAAGATTTCTGTATAAGATGACCAGTTAAATTCATTAAAAAGTTTAGGGCTGGTACTATCCGCTTGGTTTCGTTTTACTGTGACCGTTAAAGGATGAACAAGAGAACCACCGTTAAAACTTATTAAATAGTCTTTGAAATATGCCGTTGAAGTTCTACCGCTAATTTTGTCATCATTAATTGGAGTTGTTACCGTTCCATTGTTATCTGTAACTTGAATTGTGACGTAAGTTGCGTAACCTACAGTACTCCCATCATCATTAAATTTTTGTAATGTTGGAACGCCAATTGTTACCCTAACAGCATCAATTCCACTGGTTAATGTTCTTGAAACAGGTGAAGAATTAGTAACTTCAACAGCAACACCAAATTCAGTTTCAATATTATTTATTCCACCAATAAATGTTTGATTAGATGTACCAAAACGCGGTGTAAATTCAACATCTTTAAAGTTATAATCTGAATCCTGCAAACTTGTTACATTTGCAGATTGTTTAAGGATTTGAGTTTTATTTAAGTAAATATCTTTTAACGCTGCATTATTATAATTTGTTGTTCCTTTTGTATAAGCCGCCGCACTTGGAAAGCCTTCTATTTCTCCTTCTCCTAATACTTCAACAAAAGTTGCAAATTGCTTACTACCAAGAATATCTTTTGGAAGCGTTGGATCACTGATCTTTGTCGATTCGTTTAAATTTCTGATAGTCATTATGCTGTCCCTTTAACTTGTGCGGTATCAATACCAGCACTAACGATAACGGAACCAGTAAAGATTTCTCCGAAAATTAAACTTACGGGAACACCAGATCGACTTACATTCTGCACGCCGCTAAATGAATAATTACTTTGCGGATCTAATGCAGCTATACCCGCAGGATCATTAATGCCGCCAACACCACCACCAATACCAGGAATCTCTGGCGTTGGTGTCAGCAGTTGAGAAACGCCACTTAAAGCAAGACTAACCCCGATACCTGTTGCAATACTTCCGACAGCGATAGACCCCGAACCTAAACCAAAAGTTCCAATTGCCGCGCCAGCAAATCCACCTGTAACTGCTGATATTCCAATTAAGGCCGCACCGGCAACCACCTTTCCTACAGGAGAACTAATAACACTTTTAACAGCTCTTCCAACGCCTCTAACAGCTTTTCCAAAAGTTTTAGCAACACCTTTAGCACCAATAGCAATAGGGACAATCCTTATTTCTTCTGTTTGACCAATCGGATAATTTAATTCCTCCTCGCCGATGTTGTAATTACCAACAAAAATTTTATAGTGTTGATCCTGCATATGTTTTTCAACACTAGGCCAATTAGCAACTAAAAAACGCCCTACCTCCGCAACATTAGAAATATCAGCGGTAAAAGTTCCAGTTTCCCATTTAAGAAACTTTTTTAATGCTCCATACACTTTGATTTTCCTAAACATATCTGAACCTCTTTACAGTTGCGTTAATTAAAAACTCGTTATATAAATCGCGGCTGCTGAGTCTTCCGCCTAAGTGATGAATCACCATTTGTTCGCCTATGTAGACAGCTACATGATCAGGATCGGGGCCGGTAAATTTCATCAATAATAAATCCCCTATTTGCATTTCATCTTCTACTATCTTAAAGCCACTTTTAGGTATCACTCTTTCAAATATTCCATTAGTTAAAATGTCTTCTGATCTTTTTGGTCTTTCCCAATCTTTAACGGTTAAACCTTTTCCAGCAAAATAGTCAATAACTAATTTCCAACAGTCACTCGCCCCCCATGTCCATTGACGACCAATTAAAGGTGCTATATATCCTGTTGGTTTAAAATCATGCCATTGCTCAGTATGGGGATTAACAATATAAAATGGTAAACCTAAATGCTCACAACTAGATAAATCAACTTGGCTAGGTTGCGGCGATGAAAATGGGTGTGAGTGAAACACACCGACCAATTCCCCGGCGTCTTCTGCCTTCATCCAGTCATCGGGTGACAAACAAAAACCATCAGCAGGATCATCCGCAATGTTTTCACAAGGCCAATATTTTTCCCTACCTTTAACAATGCAAATAAGACCACATACTTCTTCTGTATTTGTTTCTTTTGCGTGAATTAATGCTGATTTTTTCCAGTTCATAATTAAATAAAAGTACCAACACCAGGAAAATCAGTCCGGGTTATTTGACGTAAAGGAACGCGAACATTAACGAGATCAAAAGCAGCGCAACATTCCCATTCAACGATGTCTCTGTTTTCTGTCACTTTGCGATCTAAAAAATATTCCTCGTTCGGGAAGCTAGCACTTGGGTCCGGCGTTCCATATGGGTTCGTACCCCCTGAAAAGTTAGCTGCGTCAATGTATCTGGCGAGTGTCCGGATGCGAGAGAGACGCGCCCCGTTTAAATCATTTCCCGCCGTTGTAGCGTTAACGGTTGCGATATAACTTGTAATTTGTCCGAAAATATTTGAAACCCTAATTATTGGTCTTGGGAGGGTTCCTTTTCCAGAATATTCAAAACCATCACATTCAATAGGGAAACGTTGATAAGCATTACCAGCCCAAACGACTTCACCATTGGCATTCATGCTTGTCCCATTATGAAATCTATACACAGTTGAAGCACCGTGGAGCGTACTATCAAGCGTCAACGTAAATAGTTCAATAATGGAACTAGGGTTGATTTTTTGTAGCTCACTTACAGGTATTGCCATTTATGGTTCAAACACCTCCTCAAATGTTGCATTAATTGTTGTTCTGCCATGTATCGCCATATCGGTTGCCCATGCACGACAAAGGAACTTTCCGGCGCTACCTCTTGGCGGTGTCCAGTCAAATGATTCTGTACCTGATCTTGCTTCTAAGAATGTGATGATATTGTCTCGTTCTGTATCGTCTCTATTAGCAAAGGTTAAAGACCAGTTCTTCGGGTCACGATTTAGGCCAAATTGAAGCCTTTGTTGAAAACCTTCACCGAAAACAACTGTTCTTACAATCGGCGCACTTTGTTCGAGTGCAGGAAATGAAGGGGTATAAGAAAAGGTAGCCATAATTAAGCAGGGTTAAGGAGTCCTCCAGGTCTATATTGTTTTATCAATTCAGATTTAACAGCCACCCCGATTAATTGACCTAACATGCGGCCCCCTTGCTCATCACCTTCAACTGAACTACCAGACGCATCAACTGCAACATTAACGACGGTATTATTTCCACCACCTTGAACACCTAAAACGCCATTTCTTCTTGTCAAAGGCAAAATTGCTTCAGCACCTGCCTCCCCTGCAACGGCAATGCCACCATTAGCCATATATTTAAAATGAGGACTATCTATCACTCCACCTTTGGCAAACTCTGTTAAATGCTTACCATTTTGCAAAACATTACCTTTTGCACTAAATAAACCGCCAAACCAGTTTGATAAAGGCCTAGTTATTGATTGCTGTATTTGAATCCTTATCATGTCTCGAATCATGCTATTTGCTAAATCTCTAAAATTTAGTTTTCCCGTCATCACGAAATCAACCAATGCATCTTCCATCCCTTTAATGCCTTTAACGACTACGTCAGCCATTGATACCTCTACTGATTTAATTGAACCTCTAAAATCATCCAATTTTCTTTGCATAACAGAGCCAAACGTATTTCCAAGGCTTTCTTCTGTTTCATCAGATGCTCGTTTTAATCCATGAAATTTACCAGTCGTTTCACTTATTTGACTTCCTAAGACTTTCGCCTCTCTTGTTCCTTCCCTAAAATATTTATCAGGTGCATTTGATTTACCTGTTGCCAACTGTGTTAGTTGAGGAATGTTTGATTGAAAACGTGTTTTAGCTGCGTCAACATAATCATCACCTAATAAGTTCCTAGCATTTGTTTTTTGTTGTGCAATAAAACGACTACCTAATGTTTTTAAATTCTTAGCTCCTCCACTCATTAAATTTTTAACCCACTTAGGAGTCGACCGATCAATTGTTTCCATCATTTGCTTAACTCTGTTTATTATCGTTTCCCCCAGTTTTCCTATTTCTTGGAATAATTTAGCAACACCAAAAACAGTAATTGCAATTCCTCTAATAGCACCTTCTACAAATTTAAAAAATCCTGACCAATCATTTTGACTTCCAAGAACATCACTAAAAACTTCTAATATTGAATTTAAAGCTGGCAATAAAGCGTCGGTTAATTGTTGCCTAAAGCCATCAAATCCAATTCCTAATACAGTTAATTGATCATTGAAATATTCAGCGTTTTGAGCAAATCCTTCACTGGTTTCATAATTAAATTTATTCATTGCTTCGCTTCCTTCATTAAGCATTGGGATTAAACTGGCTCCCGATCTACCAAATATTTCCATCGCCAAGGCTGCTTTTGTTGCCCCGTTTGGCATGTCTTTAAACCGATCAGCTAACTCCGCTAAAACAACTTCTGATTCTTTTAAATTACCGTCTGAATCTCTAACTGTTACACCTAAAGCCCTATAGGCATCTGCATAAGTGGCAACGCCTTGATCCGCTTCCCTCATTGATTGAGCTAAACGCCTTAAACCTTTATCTATCGTTGATTGCTCAACCCCTGCTAATTTTCCTGCATTTACATACGATTGCAAAGTATTTGCTGCTATTCCTGTTTGTGTACTTAATTTTCCGAAAGCATCAGCCTGATCAATTGAGGATTTAACAAATTTAGTGAAAGCGCCAGCGCTAACAATTAAAGCCAATGCCTTAAAAGCTGTTCCTGCACTTAAAGCCGCTGCTCTAACATTCTTTAACCTGCCTTGTAACCCCTGCATGGAGTTACCCATTTTCTTGATGCCAGCTTGACCCGTTGTTTTTGCCTTAATTAATAAATCAAATTTTTGCGCCATTACTTCGACTCCTTATTAATTTGAGCTATTGCCGCTAATTCCATGATTTGTAAATCTTCAAACACAGAAGGCAAATCTTCTACTGAATAGAGTTTAGCTGTACTTATTACGCTCGCATAGTCAAGGCCCGTTACTCCAGTCAACGAAGTTTTCCATTGTGTTTGACACCGAAGAAATAATTCAACAGCAGGCCAATTTTCTTTCCAAACTTCAAAATCTTTTTCAGGTTCAGGCTCAGGCAATGCAACGCCTAACGCCGCCGCGTCCTGTTGCGTTAAATCCTGTTCGCCGCCACTACAACAATAAATAGCAGCGGCCTCTAGTTTTTTCTTCTTGCACCTAAACGACTTTCAATAAAGGAGCTTGCAATTGCTGTAGGAATACCAAGAACATCCAATAATTCTTCAAATTTCTTTTGCACAAAAGGCATTTCTTCCCCATTCTCATCCAATATTCCAGACCAACCCAGAACGACTTCTCTGCAAACATCAACGTCGTTAATCTCACCCGCTGATGACTGATCAATCATTTCTTGAAAACGAGACTGAGAAACATTTTTAAAAACAATTTCAAACGTATGTCTTTTTAATTTTCCATCTTCTGGTAAATCAACTTTTACGGGCCAAGAATAACTGTCAGACTGTTTAAGAACAAAAGCCATTAATCATTACTATGTATTCATAGCAAGGGTAAACCCCTATAAGACTAAAAGCAATATCTAAACAAATTTAATTTCTAGCTCGTCATTACCTGTATTAGGTAAAGCAACATAAGGTAATTCAAGGGTCTGTATTCCATCACTATCACCATAAGTCGGTGTACTTATATCAGTTTGAGGACAGCTCAGTTCAACCTTATTTCCTGCTGTTGTTCCGTAAACTAGCTTATTTGTCCCCGTCGCTGATCCTGTCGCGATAGTAAAAAAGTTTTTTGCGCTTAGGGTTGGGTTCTCTATCGTTAGGCTGCCACCGGGAGCGCGGTTGGTTATCAATACTTCTTTTGTGCCTGCAACAAGTTCTCTATATACAACATCATTATTCATATCAAAAGACCAAGCTTGTAAAGGCAAAGACGAACTAAATATTTCGAAACTTGTGACGTTGCCATTATTAAAGATCAATGGAGATGCCTGTTTTTGATAAGTACAACTTGGAAGTGATACCGCCGCAGGTTGAGCAAATTTTCCGGTAAGAGTGAAATTTACCTCTGGTATTGCACCGACTTCACAACTGATTGAAAAAGTTCCTCTTGCTCCGATTATTGCGTGATTTGTGCCGTCATAGTTGCAATAAATAGAAACGCTAGACATCGCGCTTGGATCAGATGTTGGCGCGTATGTGTTTGTCGTTGAAGCATCTGTATGAACAAGGCCGCAGGCTTCTAAAGCTGGCCCCCATTGAACCGCAGTCCCGGCTGTGCCCGATCCTTGAAGTTCAACAGTAAAGCTGACTGAAACTTTTTGATTAGCTAAGAAAATATCGGAATTGCCGAGATAAGCGCGAATTAAATCTCTTGACACCTCATCACTTTCGATAGGAGTAACATCGAGATTTTTTACGAGTATTGCATTAGCTCCCCCAGTTGGCGATGC